AAGACATGGGTTACGGGCGCGGTGCTCGAGGCCGAAAGGTGTCAAAGTCTAGACGTACTCCTCGTTGGGCCATTGACCAACTTGGAGTCAACATGGCTAAAGTTTTTCTCAGAGAAGCTGGTTCACTATACGGTGTTCCGTGACTTTAACGACTATGTAGCCCACAGAAAGAAGGTCGGTGCTCAATCGATCCCGAATGACCATTGCGTCCTGTTGCTCAATTATGAAGCGGTAACGCCGATCCTCAAGAAGCTGAGGAGGATCAAGTGGGACCGCGTGATCTATGACGAGGCTCAGCGGCTGAAGAACCGCAGCTCTCGGTCGTCGCGTGACGCAGGACTGCTGGCGAAAAGCGCCAAGCGCCGCCTCGCATTGACCGGGACGCCGATGGACCTAGATCCCAAGGACCTGTGGGCAATCATGCGCTTTGTCGAGCCTGAGGCCTTCGGTGATCGCTGGAAAGACTTCGAGGATGAGTTCCTTGTAAAGCCTACGATTGACCTCAAGAAAGCTCGCGGTGCTGTCGAGCGAAAGAAGATGATGCTCGCTCATCAGATCGCCAAGCGTAAGGCACCCCTCCGAGAAGATATGATTGAGGAGTTCGTTGAGCGCATTGCTCCTCATGCTATGCGTATCTCGAAGGAAGACGCCGGTATCGAGCCGGCCATTGTCCACAAGGTGAAGTTTGACCTGGACCCTCATGAGGATAAACTATACCGAAAACTCGAGAAGACGATGGTCGTGAAGACAGGAGGCGTAACAATCAAAGCGCCTCTCAAGATCACACAGATCGGGAAGCTTCAGCAGATTACCGGGGGCTTCATCAAGGACGAGCTCGGCGAGCTTCATGAGGTCGGGACTACCAAGCGCCGAGTGCTGAAGCGATTGATCCGCGAGCAGATCGACGGCGAACCCTTTGTGGTGTTTTGCAAGTACGTCTGGGAAGTGCATATGATCGCCGCGATGCTCAAGCGAATGGGCATGGGCCGGGGTGCCAAGCTGTGGGGTAAGGTCAAAGACAAAAAGCTTGACAAGAAGCGGACTCGACTGCTGCTCAACTTTCAGCGTGGCAAATACGACTGGATGGTGTGCCAGCAGAAAACTGGTGGTGTGGGTATTGACCTTTACCGAGCTCGCAAGTTTTTCGTCTACTCGATGGGCCACTCTTTCATCGACTATGACCAGATGCTAAGCCGAGGCGACTTCCTAGAACAAAACGAGCAGGCGGAATTTTTTCTGCTAGTGGTACGATCATCTATTGACACTGACATCATAGCTTGTCATAAGAAGAAAAGATCGATCAGCGAACAGTTCTATGATCGGTTGCAACGCAAGTCATAGAAGGGACAGCATCATGGCAAAGAAGGAAAAGGAAGCCCCGAAGGCTTCGAAGAAGGACAAGGCCGAAACCAAGGCTGCGGCACCGGAATTCAAGTACGGCGTTGCCGACCTGGCCGACAAGCTCGGCATCAAGGAAGCCTCCGTCCGCGTTCAGCTGCGCAACAAGGGCATCGAAAAGGCCGGCAAGAGCTACGGCTGGAACACCAAGGCCGAGCTCGAAGAAGTCATCGATGAGCTGAAGGCCGAGAAGCCCGCGAAGGCCACCAAGAAGGCCAAGGCCGATGACGGCGAGAAGAAGTCGCCGAAGAAGGCCAAGAAGGATGAGAAGCCGGCGAAGAAGGCCAAGGCCAAGAAGTCGCGCGACGAAGACGACGAAGACGACGACGACTGATCGTCTCGCCACTACCAGGCCCCTCGAAAAGCCCCTGTTGCCACCGCGCAATGGGGGCTTTAGAGTAGCAGCGAAATACGCGCGCTAGGCGATGATCGCTAGGCGATGCGCAGTGCGACACGTCACGCGCTCGCGATGCACCTCAGCAATGACCCAGCGCTTCACTGGCATGCCGCGAATGATCGATAAATGGTGCGCTTATCGATCATCGGGTGCCCGTTGACCATATTGTTAAATGGAAATATGATGGCCAGGCATCGAATGAGGGTTGGGCCATGAATGATCGAGTACTGAAATTGGAAGAAGAAGCCGAGCTGCTACGGCAACAGCTTGAGGCTGTGACTGGCACAGAAAAGGAACTGGGCGTCCTGATGTCGCTGAGGCATGGCATGACCAAGAGGCTCGCCACCATGCTGTTTATCCTGGTCAAGCGATCACCCGCGGTGGTATCGACTCAAGCCTTTCATTTGCTGTTTTACGGTGGCCGCGAGGACGGCGGCCCAGAACCCAAGATCTTCTCGATCCACATAGGTCGCCTTCGTGGTGTGCTTGAGCGGGTCGAGTGCCCCGGCAAGATCGATACCGTGTGGAACGCGGGCTATCGAGCCAGCCCCGAACTGGTCCGATGGGTAAAGGACCTTTACAAGAACCATATCCCACAGGAGGATTGATTATGGGTGGAGTACTCTTCAAGGTATTCGGCTTTGACGTGACGGGCCGACTACTTCTTCGTGCCGGTCTTGGCATCCTTGCGGCTGGGATCCTTTATCTCGCCTACAGCAAGATCTCGGGCCACTTCGAGTACATCAGCGGGCTGGAGAAAGACAACAAGCAACTTCAGCAAGACTTAACGTATGCCCAAGGTCAACTGGATCTGGCCATTGAGGTCAACAAGCAGAACCAGGCCACGCAGAAGGCCAAGGATGACATCGCCGCTCAGAACCGTGCAACCGCCGAAGCGGAAAAGGCAGCAGCCACCGCTCGGGCCCAAACCTATAAGGAGATCCGCAATGCAATCGATCACTCGCCGCCGTCCGATCCTCGGCCTGTTGCTCCTGTCGTCCGCGACACTCTTGACCGCCTGTGGAGCCAATGAGCCCCGCATCCAGACGAAGATCGTCATCCGTGAAAAGATGGTTTTCGTTGAACCCGATCCGACTCTTCGTTCTTGCATGGCTCGCCTTGAACGTCGGCCGGTGAATACTGACGCGGACATTGCTCGGCTGATTGCCGATAGCTTCGAAGTCGGTGATGACTGCCGGGCCAAGCTTGATGCTACCTGGAAGTCGATTGATGACACCCGCGCCCGAGTAGAGGCGTTTAACCGCGCACAGGAGGCGCAGCAACAGTGAGCTTCAACCCCTACGAGGTCCTTGGCGTTTCTAGCGATGCTTCGACCAAGGTTATCAAGGCGGCTTATCGTAGCCGTTCGCGTGAAACTCACCCGGACACCGGAGGGGATGAAGAACAGTTCCTCAAGGTCAAGGAGGCTTTCGACATACTGAGCGACCCGGCTCGGCGAAAGCGCTTTGACGAGACCGGCAAGACTCGAGTATCTCTCTGCACCCCTCAGGCGATACAAGACTATCTTGCCGGTCTCATGACGGTGGTCATTACGTCAAAGCGTCCTGACGGGACACGCGACGATCCGACGCGCGAAAACATACGCGACAAGATGGTGCTCAGCATCGCTCAGGCGCGCAATGAGGCGAAGAACAATCGCTTCGAGGTGCAACGCATGATCGAAAGGACTGCGCGCCTGCTTGAGCGCTTCAAGCCTCAGGAAGATTTCGACCCTGTGGGGAATGCGCTTCGAACGGAAAAGGACAAGCTTCAGTCCCAGATGGATCAGATCGATGACCTGATGGAAATGATGGACGAAGCAGTCAAGGCCCTCAAGACTTACGAATATGAAGTGGGCCCCGGACCGGAGGGACAGCACAGTCCGGGACCCACCCTCCGCCTTCAGCGGATCTCGTCAGGATCGACTACTGCTCTGTGGGAGTAGAGTCGCCATCACCTTGAGCGTTAAGGTCGATTGATCCCAGCTTAGTATCGACCTTCGCTTGGGTCTTGCCGATGGGGCCGCCGATGGTCAGAGCGACGATGACCAGCAGCATTCCACAGAAGGCGCCGATCAAGGCCCAGCCAAGCAATTCGAGTTGCTGCTCGCGAAGCACCTCCGGCCAAGATCGGTCCTTAATCTCGAATACCAGCCACACAGCGAGCAGGCCGCAAAAGATGCCGGCCCCCGACATCAGCTTGACCATCAGCGCTCGCTGACCTTCGCGGAAGTTGGTAGCGGGAGGCCGGCTATTGAAGATGTTGTGGAGCCAATCCTTCAGCTCATTCCAAAACCACTTCATGCTTCGCTCCCGCGGTTTGCAGCACCGATCTGGTCTGCGGTCAAGACGGGCAGGGCAAGCTGATTGCCTCCCGGCCAGCGAATGGAGTCAACCTCATCTATGTGGAACGGAACGATGTTGACCATATTGCTCTGGTTGCCCCCCAGACCGAACAGCGTCCGGCCGTCGGAGGAACGACCAACAATGAAGAAAACGTGACCTCCGCCTTTCCGAGACTTGACTCCGATAGCGCCGAAGGGGATGGTGCCAGTCTTGGGAACCAGCGTCCCATAGTCGGCGTAGGCTTTTGCTCGCATCCAATAAGTGGGGAGGGGCAGTCCAGCCTTACGTAGACACCAGCCCACGAAGGTCCCACACCAAGGAGTTTCATCCTCGGACCACCAGGCCTTTAACTCTCTTAGCCACCGTAGTATTACCGGGTTATGGCTCTTTCCGGGGATTTCCTTCATCCCGCGATAGCGCATGGCTTCGTCGATCCAGGCGGGTAGGGGCTTGGGAAACATGGTCATTCTCCTTATCCAAGATACTCAACAAGCAGACCTCGGCAAACAATGTCATTGGCTACTGCACCCGTGCCGACTTGGCCAGTTGCCTTGATAAGAACGTCAGCGGTAAGATCCTGAGCAGAGGTCGTAGTACCGAAGGCATTAACGGCGCTGGTGCTGCTATTGTTGGTGCTCCACTGGACAAGGATGTCCATGATGCGCTGAGTGGCAGATCCCGTCCGAACAACCAAACCTTGGATCTTTAGGTAAGTGTGGGCGGCGGTAGTTGTGGTCACAAACCCGACAACCGTGCTACCAAAATAAAGCCGGCCAGTACGAGACCGGGTGGTACCCGTCATGGTGAAGTTAGCGGTAAGCCGAAGAGCTTTGAAGTCGCGGTTCAGCCAGTTGGCGGGAAGCGTCCATTGAGCCAGAGTCTTTTCAGTTGTTGCCGCGTCAGTCCCCGTTCCAGAGTCGGTGAGGTAGAGGATCCCGGGGAGTGCTTCACGGGGAGCAACACAGGCCACAGTAGCTGAGCCCGTCAGGTTGAGCAGCGAACCCGTCGAGGAGGCAACAAGCGTTCGGGTAAGGGTAGTCCCCGAGGCCGTGTAAACGCCATAGCCGATCTCCCAGGCGGTCCCGTTTTCAATCAGGTAGTCGTAGGTAAAACCATCGAGAGCCCCAGAGGCCGCCCAGGTTTGATACGGAGTAACCCCAGTGCCGAGCGTTACAGTACCGGTCCCCGTAGTCGAGGTGTTGGCCTTAGCGCGATTAAGAAGAATGGACATATATCACCTACCACAGGATTGAAATTGAGCCGCCACCCGCGACGGTATTGCTGGACACAAGAACTTCACGGACAAGGTAACCCACTCGAACCTGTGCGGTGTTCTCCGTGAACATCACCTCTCGAACCACTTGAGAAGCTCGAACCTCACCAGGACCGCCGAACAGGATTTCTCGAGCAAGTTGAGTTACGTTGACCGGATCGATGCCCGAGGCCGCGGGAACAACCCCGGTAACTGTCACAGTGCCGATCAGCGGAGTTACTATGGTCCCGCTAGTTGTAGATAGGATTGAACCTACTGGCGCTGAGCCTACGGGATTGAAGCCGGCCATTAGCTGGTAACCGTCACAATGCCGCTGCTAAGCGGGATCAGCAAGGGACTCACCACAGCAGTGACCGTGCTAGAGCCGCTGGTATCATTCGCATCGAAGAAGCAGAATAGGTCCTTGTTAGCGTTGGAGTCATCATAGATAACGCCATACTTAAAGACCAAGGATCCCATCAATGTCCAGCTCGCGTCGGTAGCCAACCATGTTACCACGTTGGCAGCCTGGCTAAGCGATACGCCCGATAGCAAAAGACCCCCGGCGGTGTAGCCGTTGGCTGTTGCAAGCTCATTGGTCAAGTCGGAGTATCGGCAGTCCGTAGAGCTCCCCGTGAAGGTTTGGCTAAGCGCCTGTGTGGATCCACATAGCGCCAGCTTGAAGTTATGGCTATCGAGGTCGATCAGCCCCCGAGTGAACTTGAGCTCACCCTTGTTAAATAGAGTCCAGGCACCAACGGGCATGGGTCATTCCTTACGATACAAGTCGCATACCGTGACGAGCCGCGTTGAGTCCGGCGGCAGTCCAGGCAGCGGAGGTGTTGGGGTCTACGTCGAAGTATGAACCATACTGAGTAACGGATGAAGGAACCGATTGAGCAGCCAAGCTTCCCGAAGAGGTAGTAACGTTGGACTTGGTCCTCAGGTCGAGTGTCCTAACGCCCGTACCGTTCAGGTAAGCCACCGCTTTGATGCCAACGCTGTAGATCTGGGCCGGCGTAGTGCTGAGAGCGTCAAACTCATACAAGTCTTCATCCCCGGGAGTGGTGGACATATTGTAAGACGTTGCAGTGGGATAGGGGCCCTGAGCAACTTGAACCCAGTTATCCGTAACGCCGGTCAAGGTAGCCCAGATGTTGATCGTTCCTGCGCCCGGGGTCATCGAGGGAGCGGTAGCGGGAGCACCGGACGTATAGGTATTGGTTGCCTGGAAGCCGGCCGCTGAAGAGTCATAGCGGGTCATGTTGAGTGAGGTGTCCGTGATATACCCGACCCAGTAATCCACACCCGCTGTCAGAGCTTGTGGGGTTACCAGGGGGAGGGTCAACTGAGCGTTGGACGTGGTGCCGACAACCTCAGTGCCGCTTGACATCAGGCTGCCGGGAACGCCCCCGCTGTCAGCGTAAATAACTCCGCGTAGCTTAGCAGTGGCCGACGCCGTGGTAGGAACCACATTGATGGACTGGGCGGTACCAGCCGCCTGACAGCGGTACTTGATAAGGAACAATCGGTTGGCGCCTGGTGAATACACGTTAAGCGAGGTAAGTCCCAGTCGCTGGCCCAACTGAGATGCCCCAACGTCCCACTGTTTTTGGCTGTCCGCTTTAACGAAGTGAGTTTCGATGACGGGGTTCGTGAGGGCGGGAGTTTCTGAACCCCCAGCAGCGGTGTAAGACCACAGGTAGAAATGGTCGAGAGTAGCAACCTGAACGTTACCATGGACTACCCGTATACCATTGTAAATGTTACCCGCTACAGGGGAGGTGTTGATCCCGGTCAGGGACAGGTTGGGCTCAATCACCCCGTTTACATAAACCTTGGCGATCCCCATGGTACCATGAAAAGTGATGTCCCACTCAATAACCATGATTGAGGACGGGGTGAAGATTGAAGTCCCCGTAGCAAGAAGAGTACCGTCATAGGAAGATCCCCGGTATAGCTGAAGTCTACCCGTCGCGTCAAGGCTGATCGACATCTGGGAACTGGTACCGCTCAGGAACTCGATCCCCGTTTTCTGGGCACCCACATTAGTCATCGCTAGGTTTTGGGCTGTGATGCCCCCCAAGCACCGAGCAAAGTTAGCGGGCAAGTACTTGGTCAACCCAAACCGACCTCCTGCACCCAGGTTACCAATCTGAAGAGCATACCCCGAGCCGGTAAGCGCCGTGGTAATTCTCATAGCATCACCGGAAATACCCGACCACTCGCCCCGAATAATCAAGCCATTCAGGCCCGCGGTGGTATTGTCCATGATGTTGGTCCCGTACTTGTCGAAACCGTCAATAAAGGTATAGTCGGGGAGAGCCATTAGCGAGTTCCCTTGATTGAGCCATAGATCAGACCTTGCATCCCCTTGATGTCCGCCGGCGCCACGATGATGACGGGCTGACCGAGCGGAATGTTCGAGGCTGATGCCTTGATGAAGGTACCGGTCGTTGCGGATGCCGCAAAGCGCATAGTCCCGATAGACGTACCGGGAGGCGACTGAATGTCAAAGTCAACCTGAGCTGTGGGGGCTGCAAGCGTTTGACTCGGCGCATCAGTAAGAGTCACTTGGCTGTCAGCAAGCCCTGCCGGGATCGTCCACGCAAGGGGGCTATCGAACCACGCAATAGCCTTAGCCGCCACGGGAGACGGCCAGCTGAAGGCAAAGCCGAAGGGCTGACCCGTCCCAGATGCACTTGCGGTGAGGTTGAGGCCCGCGGTATTGTTACTGTCACCAATCGCATTGCTCGCGACCAGGAAGTAGGTATAACCCGCTCCGGGACCAATTGCTGAGTCGTCATAAGACGTGGCGGCGGCCGGGGCCGTAGCAATCAGTGAAGCAGTACCAAAAGCCGCCCCGGTTCCTGAAGCCCGGTAGATCTTGTAGCCGGTGACGTTATCATTGGCTGAGTTAGCCGTCCAGGTCAGGCGATTGATGTTACCGCTCGCCGACCCCGACAATCCGGTGGGAGTACTGGGAACACCTCCCGCACCCGACCCAAAGCCCGAGCCCGCGGGGGTGATCGAGTAGGCCGTGACTGTGGACAGATCCTCGCTCATGATGTCAAATGAGTTGACGCTCTGGAACTTGAGATATAGCGTCTTTCCAATATACTGAGCGGGAAGCGTATATTTGAAGATAGCATCATCCAAGAAGGCGAAATTGCTGCCCGAAGCGTGAGCACTCTTCGTTGAGCCATACATACCTCGCCACAGTCGCGTAAGGTTATAGGCGTAGGTCGAAGTCAGCGTGGGGATCTCAAAGGAGATAAGCTCACCGTCCACATAGCACAGGTTCTGTCCAGCCTCAGCGTCGGTAGCCGATGCTTCAGCGTCAAGCTCGCCAGCACTCATCGCCATATTGACGGCTAGGGTATTACCCGTATCGGGATTAACGCCCGCGTAGGTAGCAAGTGTGGCGGTCAGTTTGCCCATGCGAGAGCTTGCGTCAATCTCACCGATTTGGACATAGTGAATGTCATCGGTGGAGATCCACACAAGGGCTCCGCCCCAGTTCGGGTCATTGGTTGTCCCGTCGCCCCCGGAGACGGCTGCCCAGATCTGAGCAACGCCGCCCGTGAGAGAGGACGGGGGTTCGAAGATAATCGGCGGGTTGACGGGACCAGGCTCGACTGCGGTATTCTTCGGAGTATTGGTCACCGCCTGACCGGAGTTTGCGGTGGGTGAAGAAATGCTCGCGGGGTATTCCTCAGCCACAATCTCCAGGGTGTCATCTTCCGTTTCGCTGATTTCGCGGATCAAGACGTTGAACGTGCCGAGCTGAGCATCCACAATGGTAAGTACGTCCATGGGCTCAAGCAGGCAGTACTTGACGGGAAGAGTGAACTCATAGGTATTACGAATATAGGCCCGCCGTTGGCCAATCAGCGCAACAACAGTCTGAGCCGTGGATAGCTCAGTGATTTCCTTTGCCTCGAGATTGTCATCCTTACGCAAGCCATACTGGTCGACCAGCCCTTGATCGCGCCAAGGAACCGGGAGCTCATTATACTCGTTCGCCCGGTTGGCGATAATCATAGACAGCGAGTTGTAGGCGTCCGCAGGGTCCGAACGGTTCATCTTGATTGGATCATCACCGGAGTACCGAAAGTCGGCGTCGGTGAGGACGTAGCGAACCGGGAAGTCCGGAATGTAGGTTACCCCATTGCCCGTGACTGTGTCAGGACCATAGGGGTGGAACTTCATCGAGTAGCCGTTCCAAACAATCGCCGTATTGCACAGCATCGCCCACCGCTCGACAGTCTCACCCGCCGGAGTCTGCTGCGTAAGGCACGGGGACAAAGCGAACCCCATTGCCCGGCAATAAGTCTGGAAGGTGCTGTCACCCGTGGTCGTGGCTGCCGGCGTAGAATACAGGCCGGTGATAACCGACATATCGAACCCAACGCCAAAGCTATCGTTGGTAAGGAAGTCTTCCACAATCAGTGTGGGATCCGCGTCGAGGGCGCTTGCACCACCACCCAGCCCGGTGTCCCAGCGAAGGCCTTGAACCTCGAAGCTGTGCTGGCCAAGAGCGTTCGATTGACCAAGGTCGTAGTTCGAGACGTCCACATGGGCGATGCCCGAATAGCCGAGAGCCTCTGTGGGATGCTTGGTCGTCAGATAGCCCCAAGGGGCTTGAGGAGTGGTGCCCAGAAAGAAACTGAAAGCAACGGGAAGTCCTGCACCTCCGCCGCCGCCTTTCTTCGACTTCGAGCCGCTGCCGCCGGTCGTAGTGTAGGCGATCTTCGACTGATCCTTCCACACAGAGACGATACCGTGGACCTCGCCCCAGCACAGCCCCATCTGGAAAGAAGCAGTATAGGTGTAGGTCGTTACCGACTTACCACCGCCCTTGCCCTGCTTCTGCTTATGGGCTTTGAAATCGCCTTGCCAAATGACGTTGGGCGCCAGTCGGTTCTGGCCCCAACAAATGGGAATGGGAAGGGCACTCGAGGACGTCTGGGCCTGGATCCCCGTGAACTGGGGTTTGACCTTGCCACCGCCTCCACCGAAGAAGCTCATTCATCCCTCCAATAGGTATAGACACGAAGTGGTCGAAGCGATAACGGAGTCCCTCGTATGTCGACTTCCTCGACAATCTGAGACATGGCATACGCATGGATTACATAGGGCCACTGCGTTACCAGCGCCGAGTGCGAAAACGTGCGCCCTAGACGCAGCATCAGAACATCGCCAGGCGCCGGCTGGAAGCTCTCAGGCCGAGCGATCACCGGTTCTTCGTTATCATCTACCAGGTGCAAGCGCTGCTCGATCTCAGCTAGGTATTTTTCCTCGCCACGATGCAAGTGCCAGTCCATCGAATAAACCGCTGGCTCGAAAAAGTCCATAAGGCCAGCGCCAGAGAAAGCGTTGACCAAAAGCTGAGCGCAATCGCACCCATGACCCTTGACGCTGGCCCGGTGGTGGTAGGGGGTACCGAGCCATTCACGAGCAGCTGCCACCACGCGGGCGCGCTCTTCCTGTTCCTTATCCGCCAATTGCCGTCTCCGCTACTGGGATGAACGGGAAACCCTTGAAGTAGTTTCGCCAGTCCGATGGGTGGAAAGTGGGGCATCGATCCTTTGTCCGATTGCACCCGGGGTAAGCGGTAAAGTCCATGCCCGCTATCGGATCGAAGTCAAGCGGATAGGAAAGATAAAGGCCCGAGCCATCCGCGCGAGACACGGTCCGAACTCGAGTGGTACCGTCACCATTGGTAATGTGGATCTTGCCAAGAGCATACTCGCTGGATGAAGAAGCCCACGGCAGATAGTTTCGGGTGGGTGAAGACCCCACAGTGCCGAGTACCGCCCAAGCGGCCTGGTTAACTCCGCAGATCGGATCGCCCCAGGTGTTCTTGCAGTTCGCTTCCCACAAGTCCCGAGGCATATCGACATTGAGCAAGATCAAATCGGACTTGACGTTCATCGTTGCGGACATACGGCCAACCGCCGACAGCGTGGAAACAAACCCGCTGAACAGGGGGAAGCCTCCCATCCAAGGTTGACCCGGTGCCGTAGCGATAAACCGATCTCGCTTGACTCGAGCGCCGTCGAGTCGACCGCGAAGCAGTGCCTGAGGCCAAGTCAGCTGAGCCTGATAGAGGATCTCGGGAGGGTAGTCGAGTTGAAGCTGCTGCTCGTCAACCTCCACGCCGATGCTGTTATTCACCCGAAGCCCCTTGATAAGGACCACGTTACCAAGGTAAGTCTCCCGAGTGATACCATCAATGGGAACCACGGAGACATCAGTCTGATAGTTAGTGTAGCGCATGACTACACCTGTCTTGGGGATAATGGTGAAGCAGTCGGCGTAAGCGAACTGACCGCTGGCGAGAGCGTCCTCGACATCGGTCGTAGTGTAGCCGGGCTGAGGGGTAATCGTTCTCACTGGATAACACTCCGGAAATTACAAGACTGCATCGACCACAGCTGGTCCATGAACTTTTCGAAGTCCTGCTGGTCGTCGAGGAACCGGCAAGCGAAAAAGAACTGGAAGTCGGCATAGATCTTGCCGGTGCTCGGGGCTGAGGTGAAGAGGATGAAATTGGGCATCCGCAAGGTGTAGAGCGAGGAGTTGACCTCATAGCCGTAGGTGATAACAACGGCCGATCCCGCATCAGCGGCATTGAACGTGTAGACGCCAGCGGAAACGGAGTACTCACCCGCCGTGGGAGTCCCCGTTACCTTGGTCATCGGAGTACCACCGAGCGTCACCCCCGCGTCCCTGTGGAACTGGGAGGAGTGAACCATGGTAATCGTATAAGGCGCCATGGCCGGGATCGAAGCTGCCTCCGCAATCTGGTGATAAACCTTGATCGTGTTGGAGGTGTCCACCTGGCTAACCTTTTCCTCAAAGCCTCCCAGCGTTCGAGTGAACGGGAACTGAGTCGTTGCGCCGTCCGAGTCCCCACAGTAGCCATACTCGACCAGGTAGTCGTCGGGGTCTTTCAGGAGGAAGGTATCGAATGAGCCGCGCATCTGAAGGAAGAAGCCCATGATCGTCTTGAGCGATGACTCCGCGCCGCTACGATCCTCAAGGAACTCATAGGAAAACTCGAAGTCCCAGCGGGGGTATTCCATGAAAGAAGTCCGAACCTCGCCGCCGGCTGCCGACTCGACAATGCGAGTTTTGAAGTAGGGCTTCTTGTGGACCGAGTAGGAGAGACCGGGCAGCGCGGTGTTGAACGGATCCTTCCCCGCCGGGATCGACGGAGTAGTCGTGCTGTTGCCGAAGCCAGGGAAAGGTGTATTGCTCATGGGTAACTCCGGTTGAACGGGGAACAGGGCCTGACAAAAGATTTCGCAAAGTCGAGCGGTAGAGTAGCCGCCCACAAGGGGTTGAGCTTGCTGGTAGTTGGAGCGGATTACTGAGTAACCACCATTGAGCGGCTGGGCAAACGTCAGGTTGAGCCGAATACTGGAATAGCCCGCAACTGCGGGCTGTTGTATTGTCCAGTTAAGACGGATCTCGGACATTAGACATCGACCCTCGGACCGATCTTCAGGGTGTTAACCTCGGCACCCGTAAAGGCTACGCCGGTGTCGGGATTAAGCTCGAAGATGTCGCTGTAGAAGGTGTAGGACTGGTTAATCGCGTGGCTGGCGCCATACGAGCTAACCCCCGAAGCTGTCTTGATCGAGTTCGAGACAAACCGCTGAGTCGCGTCATCCTGTCGATAAGAAGCGTTGATTTCCACCCCGAAGACCTGGGGAGTATTCAAGATCGGGTTGATGTTGTAAAGGTCACGGTCATTAACCGTGGACTCATAGACATACTTGGTATCATCGAGGGCCGTGTTAAGCACGGACTCCCAGTTGGTTGCCGCGGGGGCGGTACCGCCGATGATCCACTGCACCACTTCATTCGAGACAGGCGCCATGTACTGAGCTCGGACGTTGCCGAGGTAGTCGTTGTTAACCGTGCCCGCATCGTCGAGCAGGTAGAGGTCATCCCACCTCCAGTTATTGTTAGCACCAGAGATTGAGCTCTTCCACCACTCGAAGGTGTCCCATCCCCGAGTACCGACGCCAACCAAAGTTCCGTAGGCAGTCTGGACTGAAGGGAGCGACAGCACGGGAACTGTGTTGATCTTGAGCTCAAACGACCCCGTGGTGAGGTGAGGAGTCCACTTGATTTCGAGGTAGAACCACTTTTCAGGAACATACTGACCGGCTCCCGTGCGGGAGACGAGGGTGTTGTTTCCGGTGATGTAGTCGATATTGCCGTTCTCCATGAAGTGGAGTCGCCATTGACGCTGCTCATCACGGGTCATAGAGTCGATGGCGGATAGGGAGTAGCCGGGTCCCACAGAGGGGATCTTCATCCGCATACCAATAACACACTCGCCGGTATAGCGGTTGCGCATATACCGCTTCAGGTAGTCGTTGTTATTGTTGCTGCTAAGGCCCATTGAGTAACCATAGCCGAAGGCCGTGGCGGAGTCCCGGACGACCGTGTTCGTGTTACCGAACCAGCCCTGTGCTTGCATGACAGCGCTGATGCCCGAAGAGGGCAGATAGTCGAAGCCGTCAATAATCCGAAGTGTCATCGCTTGCCACCCATCTTGAGATTGCCGTTACGAGCCTCATTCTTGATCCACTTGCGAAGCGCCATACCGTCGCGGCGAAGCAGGGTCTCGAGGCTGCTGTCCTGGTTGTTGTGAGTCGGCTGATAGTTGAAGTTGATGCTGTCGCCCCCGTTGT